AACAGAAAAAAATTCCAAGCAGAAAGCAAGACAAACAATACAATTACCAATACCATCAAATATTGGAGATACAAATCAGGTCAATTGGGGTGATGATAGTTTAAATCCTCTTGCCGCTTTTAGTGCTGAACAATTTAATAAGTTTTTAGGTTCAGCAGGATTTGGTGGTGGAATACAAGGTCTGATTACTAATACTATTAATACTGGAAAGGCAGTATTAACTCAGGGTGGGGGGCAAGATTTAATTAAAAATCAATTTACATCATCATTAATAAATTCATTGGGAGCAAATACCTCACCAGAAGGACTTTTATCAAGAGCTAGTGGAAGTGTTTTGAATCCAAACTTAGAACTACTATTTTCTGGTGTTAATCTGAGGTCTTTCCAATTTGATTTTGATTTTGCACCAAGAGATGAAAAAGAATCTAATGTTGTTAAAGAAATTATAAGAATTTTTAAGATATCTATGGCTCCGAGAACTGGTAGTAATATTGAAGGTGCCGGTTTATTCATCAAAGCACCGAATGTTTTCCTTCTAAAATATAAGAGTGGAAATCAGGACCATCCTTATCTAAACAAATTTAAACCCTGTGCTCTTACAAGTATGGGTATGAATTATACTGGTTCGGGTTCATATGCTACTTATGCTGATAAAACTCCGGTTCATATGAAATTATCTCTTAGTTTTACCGAACTCAATCCAATTTATAATGAAGATTATAAAGATACAGATATTGGAGTAGGTTACTGATATGTCTTACTTTAGAGAACTACCCGACCTAGAATATCAATCGCCTTTTTCTGATAGTAATTCCTCACAAAATTATGTAAGAGCAAAGAATCTATTTCGTCGTGTAAAACTTCGTGATGACTTACAGAATGTTTTCACTCTGTTTAATAAGTATCAGATTCCAGAAGGTGCAAGACCCGATACTGTTGCAGAAGAAGTTTATGGTAAGGCAGATTATGATTGGGTAGTTCTATTAACTGCCGGTATTGTAAATGTAAGAGATGAATGGCCTCTTTCTGATAGAGACTTATACAGATATGCCGAAAATGTTTATGGAAATGAATTAAATGCGGTTCATCACTACGAAACTACAGAAATCAAAGATTCTAATGGAAGATTAATCCTTCCGTCCGGTAAAATTGTTGATTCAAACTTTACCATTCCAGACCCTAATATTCCTATACAAACTTTAAATCCTGTTGTTGGTATTAGTAATTATGAATACGAAACCAGAAAGAACATAGAAAAGAGAACCATATATCTACTGAGACCTGATTATCTACAACAATATTTAAATGATATGAGAAAGATTATGTATTATGATAAATCTTCTCAATATGTTGATAAGAAACTAATCCGTACCGAAAACACAAGAATCACGATGCCATAAAAAAGGGGAGAAAAATCTCCCCTTTAGTGTATTATGAATCAGTCTTCGGCAAGTTTTGCAAAATATGAGAGTGCATCATCATCGTCATCATCCTCAACAGGACGAGCCGGTTTCAGATTATTGAGTTCACTACGCAGATCTTCTGTCAGAGAAGGAGCAGGACCACGATAGTCATCCTCATCCTCAACTTCAGAATCAACACGAGTAGACTTTCCACCAAGAACGGAATCAAGACGCTTCTTCATTTCCTCATAGGACTTGAATTGGTCAGGAGAAACAAACTCGGCAAGAGAATACTGCTTCTTCCAGATTGCTTCCATAGCATCATCATCATTCAGAAGAGCACCCTGAGAAGCAAACTCGCTAGAATCATAGTTCCTATAACCGGCAACATTCTTTGCCTTCAGTTTGAAGTTGGCACCGGTCCAGAAGTCAAACGGATCAATAGGAGTCTCATCTTCAAACTCGGGTTGCATTGCTTCGGTGAGTTTGTCAAAGATTTTCTTGCCATACTTGAACAGAAAGACTTTACCCTCGTTTTCAGGATTGGCAGGGTCTTTCACCACATAAATGTTGCTCACATAAGTCAGTTTACGCTTCTGCTTACGTGCGACTTCTTTATTGGAATCCATACCGGAGTTCCAGAGACCAGAGTTATGCTCACACACGGGGCACTTCTGATTCAGAGTAGTGAGGCAATTGTCTATCAACCATCCAGATGAACCTTGGAATGCGTGACTATAAATCTTTACAAACGGCAAGTCTTCACCATCAGGAGCAGGCAGGAAACGAATGACGGCATAACCATTTTGCGCTTTATCTACGGTCAAAGACCAAAAACGTTCATCTACAGAATTACCAGAAGAGTTCATCTTCTCAACTTCTTTAACAAGTTTTTCAGTTAAAGAACCAAGTTTAGATTGTTTTTTTAAATTTGCGAATGACATTTAGATTTTTTGGATAAATTGGATTTTGTTTTGCAACAACTTTATTATAAAAGATCTATAAAGGGATGTCAAGCCCTCGTCCATCCTTTGTGATGATTTCTTTTACCTTTAATAACAAGATGCATAGCAGAATCTGAAAGATTATTTTGTTCGCAAAAATATTTAAGATTGTTTGCTGTATGTATTCTTCCTTCTGGATCTTTCATTATCCAAGTTTTATTATCCCTTACGACTTTTCTTTCTCTTATTTGCTCCCTTTGTTCTCGTGTAAGTTTTTTACCAAGCATTCCCTTTGGAGATACTCTTCCTTTATGAGATTCGCTCATCTTTCTTCTAGTTTCTTCAGATGCCCTTCTATTTTTAGCAGAATCAGATAGTTTTTTTCTAACTTCTGGTCTTTTTGCTGGATTATTTTCGCCAAGTTTTCCTACTCTAATTTTCTCTTTAACATCATTTCTTTTTGATGGATTATCCTCACCAAATGCACGACAATAAAACTTTTCAGAAGTTTGTCTTGCTTTGTTAGCAAAGTGGGGATTTTTATCTACTTCATAAAAGTCGTGAAGAGCACATTCTGCCTCAAGTGTCTCTTCTACACTATCAAAAGTTTCTAATATTATTTTTTGGGTTGGTTTAAAAGTTTTATCTTTATAGGAACCAAAATATTTTATATCTTGTTCCGGAAGACATTTACATTCTCTTTTTCCAATATACCCTCTCCCATATTCTTCATAGGAGTAATACACATAAAAGTGCTTTTTCATTCTTCTCTAACCGGGTGACATAAGTATTTATACAAGAAAAGGGCAACAAGTGCCCCTTCCCACCCGAAAAGTGTCACCCGATCAGGCATAAGTATTTATCATCAGTCAAGATACTTTTTAAGCGATTCAATTGTTTTTGTCATACTACTGAAAAGAATATTCATATCAGTCTCTGGTGGAAATCCCATCAGAGCAACGGACTTTCTCAGATTCTCTTTCATCTCAATTGCTTGAGGGTCATCAGAAAGAGAAAGTCTGGTATACATAATTCTCTGCTTTTCAAGCAGTCGTGTCATCTTATCAATATGTTCCAGCTTATCTTCACGAGGCATCATACCAAAAGTTAAAATACTATTGTATATAAACTCCTGAAGTTCGTTAATTTCTTTTAGTTCATCCTGAATAATATCAGAATCAAAAAAACTACTCATTTATAATGTCCCGTAAAAGTTTTTTGTACTGGAATATGTCTGTATTTAGAAAAGGTTTGTATTTCTTGATTTTTAAACTTACGGTTTCCCATACAGGGTCCAGAAGTTTCTTATCAAACTCACTAATATACGAAAATATTATATCATAAATTACCATTATTTCAGGTACTAGTTCACCTTTTAGAAATGTTTTGAGAAGAATTGGATGACCTTTTGAGCAGTCAAATACATTCTCTAATTTTGTCTGAGAGAACAATTCTGTTGATTGCTCCTTGAATAAGTAAGTCAGACTCTGCTGTCTTTTCATCCATTCTTGGTAATTTCTTTCTCCAGAATTAATAATTTCACCAATCCACATACTTTGGGGATTATCCGCTACTATAAAATTTGATACTAGAAAATCTACTATTTCTTTGTCCGAATATTTACGAGAACTTTTCTCGAAAAAATACCGGTCTTTGCGTTTATTAAATGATGTAAGTGTTGCTCTTGTTTTTTTATATTTAAAGTAATCATATTTGGGATTGGTGAAATGATTCTTGATTCCCAAATATGCCTGATAAGTTTCAAATGGTGACATCAGATAGGCAAACGAGCACGGGAAGTTTTCTTCATAAAGTTAAGACTAATCGCATCATACTTTAATCTTTCTTTAAGAGGTTTAGAAATCAATTTAGTAACCGATTCTACATCAATACCGTTGATTTCACAATAATGACAAATAGCATCAATATAATTACAGTTTTCTTCCGCAACTATTTTTTCAATTTCTAAAGCAAATTTGGAAGGAGTAAGAAACTTATCCTCTATTGCTTTTTCTAATTCTTTGTTCGTTTCCGTTTGTTCCATAGATTCTATATTAATTTCTAGAAATGTCTCTAATATATTTGCCATAATTTAAGAGTAATAATATGTAGTATAAAATAAAATAATCAATTAGTCAAATAGACATTAGTTCAAGTTTATCATTCACAAACTTTTTAATATATTCCACAACAAGTTTCATATATTTGTTAAGGTCTCTCTCTTCATAAACAACACATTCACCATTTTCACACGCCATAATGATGACTAGTTTTTTGACTCTAATATCAGTCATCTCATAGAGTGCCATTCCATAGAACATCGCCTGAACGAAATAATTCTCAATCCAATCTCTTGGTTTTGGTTTTTTAGAAGTCTTAAAGTCTATGATGGCAAGTTCTCCATCAAACTCGGCAATACAATCAGTAGTACCGGCAACACCAAGTTGTTTACTATATAGAGCCCCTTCCAGACAGTAGATATTATTAATCCTGTTCAGTTCTGATTTAGCAATCTTAAAAAGAAAATCTGATATGGGTTGAACTGGAGGAAGGTCCCTATTATAAAGATAGTTCTCAACTAAAGTATGTAGGTCTGTTCCACGACTGGTTGCTGCTTTGGTGATACGGTCAGCCTCTTCTGTGCCGACTTTTTTTCTCCACTTAACAAAGATTTCCTTATTAAAATGACTGGTTACGGAAGTGATAGAGACCAACTTGAGCAGTTGGTCTTCATCTGGTACGGAATAATATCGGACTCCATCAATTGTTTCTCTTTCAAGTTGAGGAAGTACATTATCAAGATGATTAAACATTAAAAACCTGCTTCTAGTTTTGCAATAATATATTCTTTGACAAGTCCAGAACGAACAATATCATCTACACCAAACTCAATTATATCAAAAGATGGCATTTTACGCAATACGGTCATAAAATCAACGATTCCATTACGCTCATTTGTTTTCTGAAGATCGCTTTGAGTGGCATCTCCACAGAACATAATCTTTGAGTTCTCACCAACACGAGTGATAATAGAATCAAGCTCGTGGTATGACATATTTTGAAACTCATCCACAATAATAATAGAATTATCAAGCGTAGTTCCTCTGAGGAATGAGGTGCTCCAGAACTTAATTGTTTC